GAACTTGGATTATGGAATATCAACAATTTAATTTTACAATTTAAATTAGGAGACTTAACAAGACTTTGGTCTCATGCAAGCACAGGAAATGCTTTAACAACTATCAGTGCTAACTTTAGTTCACCTCCTACTTTGCTTTATAATTGTATTACTCCAAGTTCAGATATATCTATGCAAATGGATCAACAAGTTATGTTATATTCTTATTATAATATGGTTCCATATAGTTTCTACAATGGAAGTTTGGCTACAGGATCATCTGCAACGATGAATTCGGGTACTCTCGAACTTACTTCTATTCCTAGTAAATTATTTATTTATGTCAGACAAAGAGATTCTGATTTAACTTATTTAACAAGTGATACATTTTCTCGTATTAATTCAATTTCTTTAACTTTTAATAACAGATCATCTTTATTATCAAATGCTGATTCTCATACTCTTTACCAAATGTCACGTGAGAATGGTTTAGATTCATCTTATAATTCGTGGAGAAATTATCAAGGATCAGTTTTATGTTTAGATACAGTTAAAGATTTAGGTTTAGATAATGACCAAGCACCAGGCTTAAACGGTAAATTTCAAATCAGTTGTCAAGTTAATGTTACAAATACTTCTCAAGGTGCTATTAATTACACTGTTTATATTATTCCTGTTCTTCCTGGTCTTTTCGTTAGACAAGGTAACAATGGTTATTTAACTACAAGTTTAGTTACAAGAGAACAAGTTTTAACTGCTCCTGTTAGTGAAAATGTAAATTATAGTGATGTTGAAGGAGAGGAACCTTTCAGTGGTGGAAACATCTTTGGACGCATCTGGAAAGGTCTCAAAAGCGTGGGTAGTTTCGTAAAAGACAAAGTATTACCTGCTGCGCGATATATACAACCAGGTATTGCGGCTATTAATCCAGCACTCGGAAATACACTAGATAGAGGATTGTCAAGTGTTGGTGCTGGTTATCAATATCAATATGATCCTTATCAACAACAAGGTGGTTTGATGGTTGGTGGTATTGGTGTTGGTGGTGCTCAAAAAACTAAAAAAATGTCAAAGAAACAATTAATTTCAAGAATAATGTAATATTAATAATAAAAATGGGTAATTGTAATAATTATAAAAAACAAAAACAACAAAAAAAAATAAATAAAATTTGTATTAAATTGAGAAATGTTGATAAAAATGATGTAATTGAATGTAATAATGTCTTGTTTGATTGTACCTTTATTTATGATAAAATGAATTATAGAGACAAATTGTTATATAATGAACTTTTTAAATATATTTACGAAAAATCATTATCGTGAATTTAATTTATTATTATAATAAAATAACCTTTATAAAAATAAAAAATATATAACTTTAATTTACAAAATGAGTTTTTTATACAAATTAAATATACCTGAATGGTTAATTGATTTAATTAACAAACCTTTATCATCAAAAGATATTAAAAAATATATTCCAAAATGTAATATTGTTAGATATATTGATTTGTTCCAATATGATACTATTGATCAATTATTAGGTCCAATTGGAATTTGTTTTATTTTATATCATTCAAGTATTAACTTTGGTCATTGGGTTTTGTTATCACGAAGAGATAATAATACTTTAGAATTTTTTGATTCTTATGGAAGTAGTTTAGATGACATATTAGAAAAAACTGATTTTGAACATGGAGCACAATTTAACAAAGAAACAGGTATTAAAAGTTTATCTATATTAATAGCAAGTAGCAAATATAATACTATTATTAATAACTCAACTCAATTACAATATAAAGATAATAATGTACAAACATGTGGACGTCATTGTATTGCGAGAGTAATGTTTAATCAAATGGATTTAGATGAATATGTTAAAATGTTTTTATTAATGGATCTTAAAATGAGAGATATTTTTGTTACAATGTCTGTTAAATAAATAAAATATTATGTTAAAAATAAATAAATTAATAATGAATATTCGTTACTTGTTTCAAGAAAAAAAAGAACCAGTAAATCGCCAAAAAGAAGATAAAATTGAAGCCAGAAAGAAAATCAAAGAAAAATTAGCAGTTTATGCTGAAAGTATAAAAAATGTAAGATCACAGATATTTTCTGATGATGAAGATGATGATGATTTTTGTTGTTATGAATGTAAAGATGAATCTTGTAGACAATGTATACAACATCAAAATACTAAACCTCGTTTAAGAGTTTCTGATAAACAAAAATTCAATAATAGAATAATACTTTCAAATATGAGACCTGTTGAACAAACTAATTATTTTAAAGATAATTCAAGAACAAATGGATTTATAGAACACGAAGTAATATTAAAACCAACAGAAGAAACTAATATAAACACTCATACTAATACAGGTATAACAAATGCATTATTTAGATTTTAATAAACAAATTAATTGTAATAAATAAAAGACTTGTTCAAAAAAAATGACTATTGATTTATATAAAATTTTTTATTCTGATAAAATAACACCATTTCCTAAAAAGTATTCAGTTTATGTATTAAATGAACAAAAAAACACTCCAAAGTTAATTCATTTTGGTGATGTTAGATATCAACAATACTATGATAATACAGGTTTAGGATTATATACACAACTTAATCACCTTGATGATAAAAGAAGAAAAAGATACTTACAAAGAGCAACAAAAATTAAAAACAAATACAACCAATACACATATCAAAATCCAAATTATCCTAATTATTGGTCTGTTCATTATTTGTGGTAAAATCATTATCAACTGTTATAAACGTATCTATACGACCAGCATAAGGAGCATTTTTCTTATAAAATAAATTATACTTAATTCTTTTAAGTTCATTAAATCTTGTTTTATCTCTTGGTGTCCATTCTTCATCATTATATTTTTTAATACATATTATATTAGTACCACTTCCAATAACAGTCACGTCCTTATTTTCATCATTGATTTTTAATTCAAGTTCATTGTCTACTTTTAACTTTCTATTTTTTAATATTCTTTTCATTCTATAATCTTTATTTGTTCTATAGAATTTTGAACTCAATACATTTAATTCACTTTGTAAATCGTTGTTCCAAATCATATTATCAGTATTAACAACTTTTGGCATTTTTTAAAATTAATATTTATCTTTTATTTATATAAATATATTTTAATTTAATTTATTTAATTTATTTAATTTATTTAATTTATTTAACATATACATATTTATAATAAGTTTTTATATCATACCAAGTCATAAAATCACCATAAAAATCAAGTTCTTCTCTATTAATATTATCTACATAGTTTTGAATTGTATTAATTATATTTATATTATCTATTGGTAAATTTTTAATAAATGATTCTTCAATTTTACGTTCTTTATGTTTTATTTCACAATCTTGTTCAAACAATATATCTTCATCTATATCTTCTTCAACTTTTTTATTTAAATCTCTTATGAAATTTCTTTTTTCTCTATCACTCATACCTATCCATTCATCTATTTCATTTGGATGCCATTTTTCATGTGGAAGATTATTATCTGATACTTCTATTACTTTAATCCTCTCTGAGTTATGATTAATATTGCATATTTTTGATTCTCTAAACTTTAAACTTTCAAGTATTTTTAATTCTCTTATTTTATGAAGTTCATCCATTTTTTTAACATGTTCTGGATCCATTGAGTTTGGTGTTTTTTTATTTATATGTATATATTTTTTTTTAAATAAATTAATTAATTTTTATTTTTTTATTTTTAAAATATTAAAAAAGCAGGGCAAAATTTAATTCAATTTTAAGTTTGGGGTACTTTTGAATTTCTGGAAGCCTATAATAGTTTTTTTGGTCCCCTTATAGAGATAGTTTATGTGGTTGACAAACAATAAATATTTTAAAGAAAAACATCTATTATTTGGAAAGTATTAAATAGTTCACTTTTAATTAAACATAAACCTTATAAGTGGTCAAAATGGTCATTTTTAATAGAGGTTATTTTAAAAAACAAGGGGAAAATTAAATCATTTTAATTATTTTTTGTGATTTTGATTTTTATTTTTTTTGGAAAATATTTAAAAACTTAAAAAACAAGGGGGAAATTTAATTCAATTTTAAGTTTGAGTGGTTTATATATTTATAACTTTATTTAAGAGTTGATTTTGGTCCCATAACGAGATAGTTTATGTGGTTGACAAACAATAAATATTTTAAAGAAAAACATCTATTATTTGGAAAGTATTAAATAGTTCACTTTTAATTAAACATAAACCTTATAAGTGGTCAAAATGGTCATTTTTAA